ATCGTGGGGTTCATCATGCACTGGATATGATGTCATTGAACATGATTATTATGGTAAAGATGCCATTGTTGGTGCATATCGAGAAGTTAAAAGTGTTGTTGATGAACACTATACAAACGAAAAACAATTATGTTTACCATAGGTGTGCCACTTGACAAACTGGCACACAACCGCTTGAGATTCACGGTCAAACGTGACATACTATAAGAGTCAAAGAAACGGAGGCAAATTTGCAACTCACTGCCAAAGGTGGAAACATGGTTGTTGACTTCTATCCCGTCAAATTTCACACGGGTGAGATTCACAATCGTCTCATGCTTAAAGTTGTAACTTTCATGGGTAAAACTCAATCCAAGAGTTACATCAACAAGAGAGATTTTCAACGTGAGGTTGAATCTCGTGTTGAGGGTTATGGTTATCAAGTAACCGACGAATCTATGTTGCCTCAACTCTTTAACTCTGCCCTTGCTCCCTGTTGCTAATGCGTTTATTCTTTATTGCCATTTTTGTTCTGTTAGGTGTCAATCTAACCATTGAACTACTCAATTCTTCTCTGGTTGATGTACTAGAGAAACGAAAAGAAACCATCGAACAAGTACAACAACAACTCAACTAATGCCAAACCGCGATCTGCTTCTCAAGTACGAATCTGAGTCAATCACAGAGGAAGAGTTTTTGACACTATTTCAGGAAATTTATGACACTGGCGCTTGGAAATGGTTGCAGGGTCATTATGGCAGAACTCTAAACGCTCTCGCTTCCCAAGGACTTATCGAACTCGCTTAAACCTATGCAATTCAATGTAACCGAAATCGAATTTGACTTCAGTGATGATTATCCTGAAGGCGAAGAGTTTGCTATCTCAATCGATGATGAGATTGCTGCTCGTGATCTTGCTCTTGGTGTCTGGGAAGCAGATGACGAAGATGACCTAATAGAGGAGATTACATGTGCTACAGGTTGGTGCATTAAAGAAATCGATTATCACATTGTATTGCGTGATTATGGTCCCTGGCGTACTCTTTCCCCTTTGAGCGAATGATTTCATCAAAAGCAGAAATGATTAAAGTGATGAGCAACTGCACTGATGCAGACACGTTGACAAGAGAACAGAAATTTGAGGTTTTTTGCCGTGTTTGTGACAACATGCTGAGCGAAGGTAGACTCAGCAAAGCGAAGCATAAACGATGGACGGAGATCTGGTGATGGGGAGTGGACAGTTGGTCAAAGTGTCCACTTTTTGTGGAAATGACCCCAAAACCGTGTATTATTAAAGAGTCAAAGAAACGAACTTGCTTATGTCTCTCTCTTCTCAAGAAACTTGCGCCACTATCTACAAACAACTCTTCACTGATGATGAGTGGGATGCTATCTCCTCTGCTATGAAAGATTATGCAGATTATGGTGATGAAGAGGCGACAATCGCTGACTCTATTGATGCAAAGATCTCCGCAATCTATCGTCTCACGGAGAACAACTGATGCAAGAGTTTAAGTTTCTTCTTTATGGTGAATGGATCCGTCCTAATGGTCATCAAATGTATGACATTTTAGGTTACATCAAACCAACAAGAGAGGACGCAATCGCTACATGTAGGCGTCTCAATCCTTACTTCCACATTAACCACATCGAAATCGAAAATGTCTGAACAACTCATCTACGAAGCAACCCAAGTCCTTGAACTACTTGAGGATTCAGTCGAGTTTATTTGTGATGATATGTCACTCTCTGGACAAAAAGTCTGGACGATGGTGTATGAACTCGCCGCACACAAAGTAAGGGAGTTCCCCGAATCATGACCTATCTTGAATTACTCGAAAAACTTACAGTTTGTTCATCTGAGACACTACAACAACAAGTCACCGTTTATGACATTGCCGAGGATGAATTTGTGCCAGTGAGTGAAACTTATTACACTGATTCAGACTCTCAGGTTTTAGATCCCGCTCACCTCTATCTTGCTTTCTAAATGTCCAACATTTCCGACGTAACTGACTCAATTCACGATTGGCAAGATTTTTGGTATGCTCCCGAAGAATATGGGTCGTGGTCATACTATAACAGTGAAAGTGAAGGTTTAGACATACCCGAACAAACTTATCCTGTTTATCTCACAAAGAAAGAAATCGAAACCGTATTTGATGCACTAGAGAAAGAAACATTTGATATTATCGTTGATAGTATTTTCTCTAAACTTGAAACCGCTACTCTCTCTTCCAAATGACTGAAACTAACATCCAAAAGGATAACATCGTTGATCGTGATGAACTTCAAGACGCATACATTGAGACAATCGTTGATGGAATGGACCACAAAGATTTGTGGCAATACGTCTACGACAACCTCGCAGATCATTTTGATAAGTATAGCGTAGATGAACTAATCACAGAGGTTGAAGACTACTATCCCCACCTCCTAGAGGAGTAAACATAGAGGGACTAATCGTCTCTCTTAAGTATATCACAGGTGCTTCCAGTTCGCTCGACGCGCCGCCCTAAATTTTGACACTTTTTAATCATGAAACTCACAGGATCGTCCAAGTACTCGAAACTTTTAGACTATCAATCACAAGAGAAATTATATAAGGAAATCCTGAAGTATTATGAAGAGGTTGATGAAGCAAGACAATCATATGTGAAGGATCGTTGACATAACAGCATTACTCTTATAAAATACTATTGAGTCATTCTTATTCACCGCTCATGTTAGTTCAATCCACGCATCTTTCACGCTATCGGGTTACGTTAGATTTTACGGTTGATGACAGCAACTGTGTGAGTCCGTCTAATTGGAATTGGAAGGAATTGCTTGAACTGAAAGCAAACGAGAAAGTGAAAGAGGTTATTGTCGAAAACCTCGGACATGTTCCAAATAAAGGTAAACGGAAATGACCAGTAGTTACGGACCCGACGTTATCATTAATGATGAACAAAGTTGTGAAGAGTATTATGATCTTTTCGATTCTACGTTTGATGAGTTTTATGAAGCATTCATAGAGAAAGATGCTCCTGAATACGAATCACAAGTAGAGGTGGATTATGATCCCTAATGCTTCACAATTAGATGACACATTTACTCGGGAAGAGTTATCAACTATTAAACTATTAGTGTTAATGTACTTGGAAAGATACAACTCTATTCCTAACAGTGAACAGGGGGCAATGTATCAGAAAATTAAACAGTTAGCAACTAAGGTTGATTACATTAACCGTGATACTTACACTAGATAAAGTAACACATAGGGGGCACACATGTTACGAGTACTTAAACAAACAGATCCAGTTATTATGATTGGAATAGTGTTAGGAATTAGTCTCTTATTCCTCTCTTAATTAACTCAAATACACTGCTAAGTGCCTTTGGATATGCTTCACAGTATCTCCGAAGGTGCTTTTTTAATGTATTAAATAAATGGTTAAAAAAACATAGTTGCGTGTTTTATCTCTCTTTTAATCTCTCTGAATAAAGGTAGCATTTTATAGTCATCTTGGACGGCATTCTATCACAAAACCTCTGAAAAGTCAAGGAGGTCTGGGAAACACTCTGAGACCCACACATGAGACCGACAGGGTAGCAAATGTCTTGACAATCCTTTGAGGCATTGTTATAATAACTCTGCTAGGGTTCAGAAACTGGCATTGTATCATATCTGCTTGCCTCTGAGAAGCAATAAAGGACAGTCTGCAAAGTGTCACACAACCCCTAGTAATGGTCCTCTCATGCCCTATAATAGTTGTATACCAAACAAAGGACACACATGAGAAAGATCGAAACTCAAATGAACTCTGCAATCGAGAAGGGAATCAACTGGCATTCTTCTAACACCGTTGTTACTTTCGATCAGCAGTCTGGTGAGTCTTCGGTATATCTTCATGGCAACCACATTGCTACAATCGGTGAAGGATTCGTGCAGTTATTTGATGGTGGTTGGCAGTCTAATACAACTAAGAGTCGTCTTAATGCGATCCTAGAGTATAATGGTCTGCCTGGTGAGCGTGTATATCAGAAGGCATATGTGTGGAATGTTCGTCTTACTGACGGCACCTCTATTCCTTTCTTTAGTGGTATGCGTCTTAACTGATTGCATCTCTTTCGTTAACACTTTCGTTCTTCTTATCATGACTGACTACGCTACACTCTCCCGCCTTGATCTTGAGATTCTGGACACACAACAGAAAATCAAATATGTTCGTCTCCCTGCTTCTCGTCCTCGTAAATCTGATCTCTGGTTGACACAAACTAAAGGCATCAGGACTAACACTAACCGTGGCAAGATTAACACTAAACATGCTGATCTAGTCTAATACATGTGCAGGGGGAGTGCTTGACACTCTCTCTTTTTTATGGTATGATAAGAGCAACTTAAGAGCAGTGATTTGCTCTGATATGTTGTAGCGTATTAAAACCGATGGGTCCTCCTAACCTACAACGGACCGAAAACGAGAGCTAAATATAAACCTCATTTAAAAAAATTTCCAGTATAAAAAAATGCCCATAGGGTCCGACCCTCATAGACCCTCGGAGCATACCCCCTTAACAGATACTAATATTTGTGATATACTAGAAGAGTATACCATACAGGTAAATTACTCACAGTAATGATATTACCTAAGGTTAACCCATAGTGTTATCATCATTGTGAATACCTAGATACAACATAGCCGTATAACTCTTATGAATGATCAAAAGTTTTATCATGTATATTTGAAAGATAAGGTCCTTTTTAAGAATCTCGATGAAGATGAGTTCAGAGTAGTTTGGGGCCGAATCTTTAAATCTTATTGGAAGGATGATTTATCTTACACTGTTTGTACTAATGATCTATGTGTTACTGAGGATCAGAGTTACTAATGCAAGTAAAGTACGGAGAAGAGAATGAAGTGTAAGGTCACTTTATATAAAGCGGGTACTGTTTTCTATGAGGAGATGGTATGTACCGATTATGAGGATGCTAAAAAAATCGCTTTAGCGCGAAATCCTGGCGCGTCGATCGTAGGTGTTACTGCCGTATTCAAATGAACTATGAATTTCATGACCCGCATATGTGCGGAGTACTTGATACCAAACTAGAAGGAGATAATCTAGAATTAACTTGGGATCTGATTAAGAAGTATTCTCCCAAGAGTGCGGTATGGAGTGGCAATGATTTAATTAGTATTGATACTGATGATAAACAATGGTTCTTAACTGATACTGATAATAAGTGGGAGAATGCAATTCTACGACCCGCAGTTGCAAAGTATGCTGATCGATGGGGATTACCTTGTAACACAATTACGAGTCACTATCATGGACTGAATTTTACTCGTTTCTGGTGTCGTGCTAGTACAGCAGGAGACTTCCATAGTCTTCATCACCATCAGGCAGTATTGTCCTTTGTAGTGTGGATGAACATTCCTTTTAATAGTAGGATCGAACAAAACATTCAACCTGGGTTCAGACCTAATGCAGGAACCTTTGGTTTGTACTATACTGATAGTATTGGTCGAGTACAGGAGATGCTTTGGCATGTTAGTAAGGAGTGTAATGGACAAATGATTATGTTCCCAAGTGTATGGAAACATGCAGTATACCCACACTTCAGTACAGACGAATATCGTATCGCTATTGCTGGTGATGTTTGTATCAACAGTCATGATGTATATGATCCTATTCATGAATGGGCAGATCCCAGTGAAGAACGGGAAATTAATGAAAATGTTTAAGTTTCTATATACGGTATAGTTTACGTATATTTTAAGAGATGGAGTTAAATGTAGATTCTTGTACTGTCGATCTATTATTGGAAACAATTCAATTCCGTATTGAAAACGACACAGCTCTACTTTACTCTCCTAATATCCGATCCGACCTAGAGGATCTATTGGCAACTATGGAAGGTTATTCCGATGAATTTCTATGATGTGTACTTAGGAGAAGATTTAGTTGTTTCAGATGTTGCTGAGATTGATCTGAAACACAAGTTGGACTTTATTAAGTGTTACTTTATTGAGTATCCAAAAGATGATTTGAAGGATCGTGAAGTGAGAGTAGTTAAGCATGAAGACCACAAAGATTAATCCACCCAACTATGGGTTTATAGATGTGACACTAGATGATAGTCATATTGACTATCTCTATTCACTGATAGAAAAGTATGAACCAGAGGGGTCTCCTCAACAGTGGCCACTCATCGATGATGGTAACAGATTTCAGGAAGAAGTATTAAACGAAGCGGTAAAGGAATATATTGATGAGTGGGGGTTTCCAGAGAAACTTAAAATGACTCATGTACATGGACTTACCTTTCAGAAGTTTTGGGTTAATAAAACAGGAAAAGGTGAATACCAGGCATTGCACAATCATGATGGAGTGTTCTCTTTTGTAGCGTGGTTGAATATTCCATATGCATCAGAAGTTGAACAATGTGTTCCAAATACAATGCATCCAGAAGCAGGTGACTTTATACTTACATATACTGATATTGTAGGTAGAACTCGTAAGATGAATTGGAAGATAGATAAACAACACAACGAAGGGCATCTGTTGCTTTTCCCAAGTGACTGTTATCATGCAGTGTACCCTCACTTCCTAACAGATGAAAAAAGAATTTCCGTCGCTGGTGACATCCTACTTAACAGTTTGAGTCGTGTAGATGTTCATAATCAGGGTGGTATACCTCTAGGGTATGGGTACAGTAATAGTCAGGAGTTTCTTTAATTCGCTGACTATATAATACAGTTATCATGGACAACTTGAATTGAACGTGGTATACTGATCATGTAACTTTGCAAATGTTATGGCTAAAGGATTTACAGTAAAAGCAAATGCCCCCAAGGTCAAGAAAGTAGAAGACGACTTCGATCTTGAGGCGGCAAAAGAAATGGTAAAAGGTAAGGCAATCGTCTTCTGCCTACCTGGACGAGGAGTTTCATATATCTTCCTCAAAGCATTTGTCCAGTTGTGCTTTGATCTAGTACAAACTGGTGCAAGTATTCAAATCTCCCAGGACTATAGTTCCATGGTTAACTTTGCACGATGCAAGGTACTTGGTGCTAACGTTCTACGTGGACCCGATCAGGTGCCCTGGGATGGTAAACTGAAGTATGACTATCAACTCTGGATCGACTCTGACATCGTATTCGACACTGAGAAGTTCTATCGTCTTGTCTGGATGAACAAGGAGATTGCAGCTGGTTGGTACATGACTGAGGATGGTAAGACCACTTCCGTTGCACACTGGTTGGAAGAAGAAGACTTCGCTAAGAATGGTGGCGTCATGAACCACGAAACTGGTGAGTCTATCTCTCGTCGTCGTAAGCCTTTCACCGTGGACTACACTGGTTTCGGTTGGCTTCTTATCAAACATGGTGTGTTTGAAGATCCCAATATGAAGTATCCCTGGTTCGCTCCTAAGATGCAGGTATTTGAATCTGGTGATGTTCAGGATATGTGTGGAGAAGACGTTTCGTTCTGTCTCGATGCTAAGGAAGCTGGTTATGAGATCTGGTGTGATCCTAAGATTCGTGTTGGACACGAAAAGACTCGCGTGATCTGATGTTATACAAGGTCATGGAGTTGGGTACAGACGGTTGGGGTGTTCCTGACCTCAAACTCGATGTACATCTAACAAAAGAACAAGCTAAAGAGAGACTTGACTTCTATATTAATGAAGGAGTCTCTCCTTCAAGACTAAAAGCAACCCCTGAGTAAACTTAATTGACTAAATAATGGCTGTAAGAAAAATGGCAAAGGGTGGTGGCACCTTTATCGAGTCCACTCCCAAAAAAACTAGACAAGGAAATGGAAAAAATTCCAAGTTTTCCGCTACTTCTAGAAATAAAGCCCGTAAACGTTATCGAGGACAAGGTTAATGGCTGATTCGGATCCAACAAAATCTCCACTTAATGCCGCCGCAGTAGCAGGATCAGAGGGAAAAGTGGTAGGTCAATATGATGTTTCCCAACAAGCTCGTAAAAAAGCTGCTAAAAATGACAATTCCACTCAATCTCCGCTAGCTGCTGGTTGATAAATTACTCAAATTTGCGTCTAAGTCTCCTAATTGGGGGTTTAGACGCTTTTTTTATGCTTCTAAATAGTCCAGAGAGACTCTAACTATGTTAATTCCTCCAAATAACGACTTCCTTGACAACTTGGGTGCTCAACAGCACGAAAAAATGCTACGAGAAGTGGTTGGCGATGCCAAACACGACTTCAAAAGGCAGAATAAACTACATGAAGAGATCAGAAATGATGACGATTATGATGATTGGGAGTATGGCACAGAACCGATCATCGGGGAAAGTGCTTAAATAGATGTAAACTAAGGTTCAAAAATGGCTCTGATCGATAGACTAAAGGTCACATCCAGAAAATTTAAAGATATTAGTCTGGCATTTGCTAAACATCCTGTTACAAATGACATTGGAGCCTTTTATGATGAGGATGCAATCAAGCGATCGGTCACAAATTTAGTCAGAACACGTATTGGAGAGCGTTTTTACAACCCTCTGGTAGGTTCTGAAGTGGAAGATTCGCTTTTTGAGAACCCAGATCTTCAAATGGCAACGTCAATTGAAGATGATATTATGCTTTTATTAGAAAACTTCGAGGGTAGGATTAAAAATGCCCAGGTTATCGTAAGTTTTCCCATAGATACGAATGAATTGAACGTAGTTATTAGTTACGACATCGTTGGAATTGTCCTCCCGACGCAAAATATCGAATTCATTCTCCAATCAACTAGAGTATAATGGCTTTTAATCAGTTTACAAACCTAGATTTCGCTGATCTTAGAGCTCAGATCAAGGATTACCTGCGTGTAAACAGTAATTTTACTGATTTTGACTTTGAAGGATCGAACTTTTCGATTCTGATTGACCTTTTAGCGTATAATTCATACCTCTCGGCCTATAATACCAACATGGCCGTCAATGAATGCTTCCTTGATAGTGCAACTTTGAGAGAAAATGTTGTTGCACTCGCTAGAAACATTGGATATGTACCACGATCTGCTAGATCTGCTAAGGCAACAGTCAGTTTTAGTGTAGATTTGGGTCAAAACGACACCAGAATCGTTACAATGAAGGCTGGACAGGTCGCATTAGGTCGTCAAGAGTCTGGACAATACATTTTTTCCATTGCTGACGACTTTGTTGCTACTGTAAATGACGATAATCAAGCAGAATTTGCTAATGTCAACATTTATGAGGGTGTTTATCTAACA